GGGCTGGATTTGGAAATGCAGCTGTTAAACCAGAAGGTCAAGGAGTATCATTTGATGATGCACAAGAGACTTTCACTGCTAGATACACTAACGAAACGATTGCATTAGCATTCGCGATCACAGAAGAAGCTATCGAAGATAACTTGTATGACAGACTTGCGTCTAGATATACAAAAGCGTTAGCAAGATCTATGGCGAACACTAAGCAGATCAAAGGCGCAGCAGTATTGAACAATGGATTCAATGCGACATATGCAGGCGGAGACGGAGTAGCATTATTTTCTACTGCGCACCCTACATTGTCAGGAACTTTTTCAAATACGTTAGCGACTGCAGCAGATCTTAACGAGACTTCATTAGAACAATCGTTAATTGACATTGCAGCGTTCACTGATGAAAGAGGACTTAAAATTGCAGCTAGAGGAACAAAATTAGTAATTCCTTCTAACTTACAATTTACTGCTGACAGACTGTTAAATACTCAAGGTAGAGTAGGCACAGCTGACAATGATATCAACGCGATCAAAAACATGGGAATGATTCCACAAGGTTATACTGTGAACCATTACCTAACTGACACTGATGCGTTTTTCATTAAAACAGATGTACCAAATGGTCTTAAGCATTTCATGAGAACACCTATCAAGACGACTATGGAAGGTGACTTTGATACTGGCAACGTTAGATACAAAGCTAGAGAGAGATACGTTTTCGGATTCTCTGACCCTAGAGGTGTATTTGGCTCACCAGGAGCGTAATAAATAATTAATTTAGGGGCCGCCTCAAAACGGCCCCTTTTTTTTAATAAGGTGAGAAAATGAGAAAATTCCTAGTAAAAATAAATGCATATCAATATCACACAGAATTTGAAGTTCTGGCTGAGGATAATGTTGAGTCTATTGAAAATTCAATAGTTGACAAACTGGGAGAAAAAGGTGTAAAATGGGAATATCTTGGAGAAATGATGGCTCCTAAGATAAACAGAATAACCTATGAGGAGGTTGTTGATGGTACAAGACCTGTACAAACACAAAAGGTCCTTGGAGTTGAAGTGGCAGTTGGAGTATGAGCAAGAAGGTAAATATACTCTAAACATGGTTAGAATTGATGACAAAATTAAAGAAGTTATCACTGAAATCAAACTCGAGGAAAATAAAATTGCTGATAGACAAAATGCAATTGACAGTGCTGCCGCCCAAGTTTCTGTAGCTACTTAACAAAACGCTACATCGTTGAAATCGTATATTTCTGTAAGGATCTCTTGCACTCTACTAAAATCTCATATATAACTTAACTACTATACAATTTTTAAATGTTGAATGTAGACGCGTATAGTCGACGGCCTAGAGACTACGTTCACACTAACTAGGAAAAGGAGAAAAATTATGGCAAAAACTAACTTTTCTGGACCGATAACTTCGGGTAATATCAGAAATACAACAGGAACAACAGTAGGTACTAATGTAAGAAATGTTGGCTTTACAGAAGTAAGTCAAACGTTTCCAGTTGATTACTCTATGTTTGTCTTTGATGACGATTCATTAGTAACAACAGCTGGTGGTGGAGCAGCTGGAACTTCAGCAGGAACACTTACTCAAGTTCAAGACTTCGTAATGCCGAATTCATATGGTGGAGTTTATGGTGCAGCACTTGTATCAATTAACTCTTCAGCTAATGATTCAGGTATAACGTTTACAATAACAGGAACTGACATCAATGGTAAAACTCAAACTGAGGGCGCTATTACAGGACCAAGTTCAACTACTGTACAAAGTACTTTAGCTTACAAAACAGTAACTTCAATTGTTACAAGTGGTACTTTAACAGGTAATGTTAAAATTGGTTATGATGGAGCAGTAACAACTACAAAAGTTCAATGGCCTTTAAGATCTAACTTTAACGTTGATCCTCAAGGACAAACAGCTACATCTGTTAACAGCGGTGAATTGCTTGACGCAGCGAACTTAGCTAATAATATTGTAATTCCAAAAAATTCAAGAGTTACATATATAAGAGGCATTGTGCCAGCTGGCTTAGTGTTTGATTTTGGTGGAGCTACAACTTTTGGTTTTGGAACTACTTCATACAATAACGCTGGAACTATTGAAGTTGATGAAGATTACTTCTCACTATCTGCAACAGCAAATGCTAAAGCAGCGGCTTTCTATGACACGTTAACTGACTTTGGAAACGTTTCTGCAGCTATGTATACAAATCACTTAAATGTGAGTAATGCAGACTCAGGAAGTGGAACATCGACTGGCGAGATTGATAAAGAGTTAATGTTAGTAATGAACATTGCAAACGGTACTACACCTACAGCAGGTGAAATGCTTGTGGTTGTAAATTACTTACAACAAGTAAACACAACTAACTAATAAATTCTTCTTGGGCCCTTCGGGGCCTAAGAAATAATATTAACTAGGAGAAAATAAATATGCCAAATCAATCTTATGTAGCAGCCAAGATGTTTAAAGCAGTCGGAGCTGATACAGATGCAATTTGTAAATCACAGACAGTCGGCGGTGCCGGTGGAAGTTTAACTTTAGATGGTGATAGAGTTGGGGCTGGTTTTGAAGCTAGTGGAGCAGCAAATGATGGCTCTAACCTGGCTACAACAGTAACAGTTAAATCTATGGGTTCTGATGAATCTGGAGATACTTTTACTATTACTGGAACTGATTCTTCAGGAAATGCGGAAACAGAAAATATTACAGGTCCAGGAGCTGGTTTAACAGTTACTACAACTAAAGCTTTTTTAACTGTAACAGCAGTATCTGTAGGTTCAGCTTTAACTGGAAATGTTGAAGTAGGTTTTACCGCAACAACTTCTACAGAAGGTGTTGTATTCGCAGGCGCAACAAGAATTAGAGGAATGCATGGAGTGAGTGCTGCAGCGACAGCAGGAAATGCAATTTTTAGAAATACATCTCAAACAGGAGTAATAATTTTAGAGATGGATGCACCAGCAGCAGCTGGAATGATGGATCCATATATTCCTGATAATGGATGTTATTTTACCGCTGGAGCGTTTGTAGATATCAGTGCAGGTTTTGACAGCTTAACAGTATTTTACGACGGTCCAAACCCAAGTTAGGAAAATTAAATGGCGACTATAACTTACACAGTCACTGTCGCAACTGGTACCAACTGGTTTAGTGCAGGGGCTAACAAATATTTTATTAATGGAACTGTTAGTCCTGTATTAGAATTACAAGAAGGTAACACTTATATCTTCGATCAATCAGATACTACTAATGGACCCCATCCTTTACGTTTTTCAATTGAAAAAGATGGAACACATAATGTTTCAGGTACAGGAGTTGCTTATACTGCAGGAGTAACAGTTACAGGATCTCCGGGAACTGATGGAAAAACAACTATTGTAATTCCAGCAAATGTTCCAACTCCCACTTTATTTTATTATTGTACGGCTCATGCCGGAATGGGTAATGAAGCTAATACAATTTCTTCTACTTCTCAAGCTACAGATTTATTTAATCCAGCAATTGATGACATTATAGAAGAAGCTTATGAAAGAACTAATATAAGAGGAACTAGAACAGGTTATCAATTAAGATCAGCAAGACGTTCTTTAAATGTAATGTTTCAAGAATGGGAAAACAGAGGCGTACATTTATGGAAAGTTAAACTTGCTAAAGTTCCATTAGTGGAAGGTCAAGCTGAATATAGTTATTCAACTGATTCAGTAAATTTTCCTAATGATTTAAGTTCTGTATTAGAAGCTTATTATAGAAATAATTCTACTACAACAAATCCACAAGATATTGCATTAACTCAAATTAGTAGATCAACTTATAATGCAACACCAAATAAATTAACTAAAGGAACTCCTTCTCAATTTTATGTAGATAGAAAAATTAATCCAAGTATTTATTTATATGCTACACCTAGTGCAAGCGTTTCAAGTACAACTACTCCTAGTAGTTATCAATTTTGTTTTTACTATTTAGCAAAAATAGAAAATCCAGGAGCTTATACAAATACTTCTGATGTTATAAATAGATTTTATCCATGTATGATGTCAGGTCTTGCTTATTATTTAAGTATGAAATTTTCTCCAGAAAGAACACCAGAATTAGAAAGAATTTATGAAAGTGAAATGATAAGAGCATTAGATGCAGATAACCAAGGCACATCTACATTTATTTCTCCACAAACTTTCTATGGAGATGGAGTATTATCGTAATGGGAGTTTTTGCAAAAGGAAAACAAGCGTTAGCTATTTCAGATAGAAGTGGATTAAGATTTCCATATACAGAAATGGTTAGAGAGTGGAACGGTTCTTTAGTTCACTATTCAGAATATGAACCTAAACAACCACAATTGGAACCAAAACCAGTTGGTAATGATCCACAAGCTTTACAAAATCCAAGAGTTCAAGGAGACGATACTCCTCAATTAATTTTATTACAACCAGATCCTTTTGAAGTAGTTATATCAGGGGCTGATACATTCGTTAATGTTTATTCAATTGATCATCAACGATCCGCAGATTCTAAAGTAAGATTAAGAGGTGCGCCTTTAGTAACAGGAGCAGGAACAGGAGGAGGTGATGCATTAAATTTACAATCTTTTTCTCCTATCTCTGATATTAATGGAGTTACAGATATTGATGCAGCAGCAGGTCATACAATTGCTTTAGGTAAAATTGACTCGACAGGAACAATAACTAATAGTACAACAACAGATAGTTTAACAAGTCCAATAAATTATTTTCATTTTCAAAGTGCTGACACAGCCACAGCTGGAGGCAAAGGGGGCGGAAATAATTGTTCAGCTGGACCAGTAACATTGGAGGCAGTATAAGATGGCATACACATTAGCAAATTTAAGAACTGACATTAGAGGATATACGGAAGTATCCGATACAGTTTTAACTGATTCTGTTTTAGATACCATTACTAAAAATACTGAAAATCAAATTTTAAGATCTATTCCTACAGATCAGAATGCTCATTATGCTACTTCTAATTTAGTAGTTAATAACAGATATGTTACAATTCCTTCAGATTTAAGATCTATTAACTATGTTCAATTAACAGATGCCAATGGAAAACAAACTTTTCTAGAACAAAGAGATCCAAGTTTTATGGCAGAATATTATTCTACTCCAGATTCAGCGGCGGTAAGTATACCAAAATATTATGGAAATTGGGACGAAATTTACTGGGTTGTCGCACCTAGTCCTGATACTTCTTACAAAATTACATTAGCTTATAATAAAGAGCCAGTGAGTTTAACAGATGCGACAGTGAGTGGAACAGGTACGTATCTCTCAAATAAATATCAAGATCTTATTTTATATGGGGCTTTAGCAAATACATATGGGTACTTGAAAGGTCCGCAGGATATGTTACAATACTATCAGCAGCAATTTCAAAATGCTCTAACAACGTACGCAACTGAGCAAATCGGTTACAGACGCAGAGACGAATACGAAGATGGCATGATTCGTCAACAATTAAAATCTAAGTCGCCATCAAGTTACGGAGTTAATAATTAAGGAGAAAATAATATGGCAAACTATGTACCAGATCTAATGAAACCAAACCTTTTTAAAGGTAATTTCAATTTTTCTAGTGATACTATTTACATGGCGTTGTTAACAAGCATTGCAGCAGCAGGTTTTGCTCAAACAACTGCAGAATCTTATACAAGTGCAACAGCAGGACAAGTTGGTGCTGGAGGTGGTTACACTACTGACGGAATTAGTTGTGGAGCTGTATCAGTGTTAAATAATGGAACACAACCTCAATCAACTTTTTTAAGTTTTGCAGGAAACAATTCTGATGGAAGTGCAGCAACTGCAAATACAGTTAACTGGGTGGGATCAACTATTACTGCAGCTTACGGCTGTATGTATAAATATGTTGCACCTGGTGGAACAACAGCTAATCAGTACATTGTAGCTATCTTGGACTTTAGTGGATCAAAATCATCTTCAAGTGGAGATTTTAAAATTGTATTCCCTACAGTTACAACTGGCGCAGATGCAATTTTAAGTGTTACGTAAGGAAAAATTAAATGGCTTTGGTTTTAAATGATAGAGTAAAAGAAACTAGTACTACAACTGGCACAGGAACTTTAGATCTTGCTGGTGCGTCAACTGGATTTGTAACTTTTGTTGCAGGAATAGGAACAGGTAATACTACCTACTATGCAATTTATGAAACTGGAACTGATAAGTGGGAAGTAGGATTAGGAACAGTTACAGATGCAACTCCTGATACTTTATCACGAGATACAGTGTTAAGTAATTCTTCTGGTAATACTTCAAAAATTAATTTTGCAGGTACGTTAGATGTATTTTGTACTTTACCCGCAACGAAAACAGTATATTTAGATTCTGCTGGAGATCCAGTAGGAGCAGCAAGCGCAGGTTTTGCATTAGCAATGGCAGTGGCGTTATAGAAAAGGAAAAAATATGGCACAAGATTTTAGAAATGTATTAAAAAGCGCAACAGGAACAGGACCCGTTTCAGTTTTAGTAGCAGGAGATTATGATGCGGTAATTGGAATTAGATTATGTAATATAGTTGCAACAAGTATTACAGTTGATGTTTATATTACTAATACAGCAACTAATTATTACCTTGCAAAAGGAGTTAACATTCCACCTAATTCAGCAATTGAGCTTATTCAAGGTGGAGCAAAAATTGTAATGGCTAATGGTGATACTTTAAATGTGAAAAGTGATACAGCGAGTTCTCTGGACACGGTTCTTTCATATATTGATAC